AACATTTTCCGAGGAAACTGTGACTGGATATGAAACTGGACCCCACTGAAATTCACCGGCAAACGCACCAATAGAGGTGGCAACCGCAGGAACAATGGATGTAAAATCTTTTTCAACTACGGTGACGCCTGGTGATAGTGCGAACGGCATAATATTTCTCCTTATTACATTAATATTGTAAGTTACTTATAGCACATGTTTATACTAAAATACTGCTGGTAGAGCATGTATACTATTATTTATAAAAATTAAAAGTTGAGGTTTACAGGTTCCTCATCGATACCATCATTGAACCACCCAATAGGTGTCAATTCATCCTCAATTTGTTGCATTTGTTGCTTATAAAGCATTTCACGTATATTTATATTGTTGAGATCTTTGAAGTAGGGATTAGTTGTCAACCACGAAAACAGCACTAATGTCATCACTAAATCATCGTTATACCCATCATCTGCCATGTATGTACCCTTGCGCTCGATGAAGGTGGATATCTCAGATATTATCTCTGGGTCTGATAGTAGTATCTTGTTACCTTCCAACAGTGATTTGAATGTCTGGCAACCTATCCGTTTTACTTTCTTATCTGTAATCACACCCAGTTGAGTCCTACCTGCACCAAATCCTGCAGATGCTGTCTGTCCCTTGGTGGATCTCTGAACATACAGAATATTCTCATATTCCAACTCATCGTGGAGAATATGTACCACTTGTTCAGATGAGTTTATTTCCACCAAAACATCCGCATTATTGTACTCTTTTGCCACTTTATATATCACATTTGGGTATAAAAGTGGACTAATTTTGTTGTTTCTATACTTGCCCACAACTATGTACGGAAACGATGTGATATCAACAATAATAAAGGCAGAATAATCTCCACCCACACCCTTTGCTGTATCTGCAACGATTACATAGTTGTTACCCTTGACTGGAGTTGCTGCTATATCCAATCCATCCTTCATATATAGAAAGTCTTTTGGTACTAACTTTCCATAGGTATCTGCAGAGATAAGTGTTAGTGAAGAACCAAGGAACGAACATTCCACCTCTTGCGCAAACTTAGTCTCACCCAGCATGGCTCTTTGCTTCCTTGCCCACTCGGCGTCTCTATTTGGGTGTTCAGAATAGTGAACTCTAACTGGAGTGAATCCATTAGTACCTGCCTCTGCACCCTGCCAAAAATGCCAGAAATGGTTATATCCAAGTGGAGTTGATGTTATGATAATCTTGGAGGTCTTACCCGAGGATATAGTTGGATATGTAGAAGTGAAGAATTCTTCGGCAATTGTATTGGGAATTATACTACATTCGTCAATATATAAAAAGTTCACTGATTTTCCACGAATACCAGATGATGAAGTTGCCGCAGTGAATACTATGGACCCATTCTCAAGTTTGATATCACCCTTGTTGTATGTCGAAACTCCTTGCTGCAACCAATCCGGTAAGCACTCGTACATCTGCTGATATCTGGATAGAATTTCTCGTGCTGCTGATGCCTTATTTGCAAGAATGGCAACTGTCTTGTTATCATTGAATATGGTGTAGTATAAAATGTAGGCAGCAGTTGTCTGGCTTTTTCCCATTTGGCGGCTCATTAATCCACAAACCAAATTCTTATTGTGCATAGTCTCAATAAATCTGACCTGGTAATCATATAAAGTAAATGGCACTAGTCCATGATCCAACGATATGATCTTACAGTATGAGTTAACAAAATATACTGGATCCGTCTTGCACTTTACATATTCTTTTACCTGCTCTTCAGTGAACTGAACTGAAACGCCAGCGGCTTTGACATTACTATTGTTATTGTATATTTTGACGCTCAAAGTCCTTCTGCCCAATTTTCATTTACCACAGCACCAGTTGTAGTATTACCAGTTGCACTATAGGTTGCAGGTGCCGGTCCAGATATATTAGCAGACACAGTATCAATAATACCCTGACTAGAAACTGGACCGAATAGATTTGCCTTGATCGTAAAGTTCAATGTATATGTAACAAATCTCCGTGTCTGGAAATCTCCATCATAGTCATCCTGTACATTCACGGAATTCAAAATGATTGGTATGTCCAACACTGTATGAGTCTCCGGCACTATCTCAACCGATAGATTATATTCCGGTGCAAACCTAGGAAGTATCTGCTCAATGATCTGCAATGCATCTTCCTGAGTTTTGGTCAGGATATACATTGAGATATCGATATTGTATGGCACAGGAACATATGTTCCGGTCAATGATCCAGTCTCGTAACACTTGATCTGGTTCATGCGATTCAATTTCCGGGCAGGATCATAGGACATGCCGGTTATCTCAAATGCTATTCGTGGCAATAGAATGAAGGTATGCTGGTCCAGTGTTGGATCCTGTTCAATTCGCACAACCCATTTTTCCTTGCATGAATACGCAATGGGCACAGCAATGGTCTGCTCAATTGTGCCATCGACACTACCATCGGACCTGCGTTCTATCTTGATGTTACTGAATAGATTACCAAAGGAAACAATTACTTTCCTGATGATGCCATGGTAGAATGGAGTATTGATTAGCATTTATATTACCAAGTTCCGCCAGTCAATGTCGTTTTTGTCCAGATGTCTATCCCACCAACTGTATAGTCTGCCACGCACACATATAAGTAACCACCACCAACTGCAAGCATGTCTGCCATATCACCAGGCAACCCCACACTTGATGCAGGAACAGCACCACCAGTTGGACCAGTAGGACCTGTAGGACCAGTAGGACCAACATCACCACTGCTTGCTATCATAGTCCAGAATGTGCCTTCAACTGGAGTATCGCCACTATTTCCACCATTGGCATGGATTCTGTACCAAGTCTCACCACCATAAGTTGCTAGGTCACCGACGGCATATGAAGCACCACCATTATATGCACTGGTAAAATTCCATAGAGCACTAGGACCAGTAGGACCTGGAACTGTTGATGCTGCACCTGTCGGACCTGTCGGACCAGTAGGACCAGTAGGACCAGTAGGACCTGGCACTGTTGATGCTGCACCTGTCGGACCTGTCGGACCAGTAGGACCAGTAGGACCCGTAGGACCAGTAGGACCCGGAACTAAATCAGCAGCATACAGTTCAGTGAAATTAGCATTGACCTTGGTGAATGCTGTTCTAAGTGGATCACCAGTTCCATCATTTGGCGTTGCGCCGAGTGCTATAGTTTGTTTTGACATTATATTGTATCCACTGTTATTAGATTGGAATCTGCGTGTATGATTGTTGAGTCTGCTGAGTGTACTATTGGTGTATATATAACTTCATCAAATGGGTTACCTGAATCAAATGTAAACTCAGATGCCTGTGCTGCAAATTTGTTATTGTCGCCATATGATTGTGGCACATCAATATCTATACCAAACACTGCAGTTGCCGTGGCATTGCCGGTCATTGTTATGTAACTATCATCCAGGTATCTGCTGCCTGGATTCGATATGGTAATTGATGTTACACTGCCAGCAGTAATATGTGCAACCAACTCTGCGTCGATGCCAATACCATGCACTGTAACAACGGGTGGCATTGTATAACCAGATCCACCATTTGTTATTGTGACTGACCTTACACCACCTGTCAGATTCATATCCATATCAGTGGTGAACGATTTCAGTGTCTCAAACACATCAATCGCAGGTATACCAGTTGTTATCCGTTCACTGCTGTACTGGAATAATTCAACCGATAACTTGTATACGTATAGTTTACCCAGTTGATAGAATGGATCCTGATGCTGAACGAATTTGATTTCGAATAGACCACCAGTCAACGGAAAGTATAATAGGTCACCTTCACTTGGTCTGTTTGGTAACTGACCATATCCAAGTCTTCCAACCAATTGTTCCCACCTGCGACGTGATACAGTGAGTGTTGCAGATTGTTCCATCATCAATCCAAACTTCTGGATCATTGCTCCTTGACCTTCAAATCCATCAACACTTTCTAAATACATTTCAATTGGAAAGGCAGCATTGAATGTTGATAGTCTGTCCTCTCCCAATATCTCATCCTTGGCAACCAGTGTGCGGGGAATATAGGTAAAGTCCTGCCCCCAGATCTGTATCGATTCCACTATCAAATCTTCGAGTAGATACTGTTCGTTGGCAGTGCCCTGAGTGAAATATACATTACGTGCCATATATTTCAGCCCATGTAGAATTCGAGTGGCGAACTTTTGGTCATCAGGTCGTCTTCCAATTCTTTTATTTCATTCATTGCCTGATCATACATTGCACCACCATCAATAGTGACACCACCAGGTAATTGCATTCCAGTAAACTTGGATAGATTTGCACCCCATTGTTTTTTGAACTGTGCGGTCACATAATGTTTCAACCAAGGTTCACTCCAAACTTTTACAAACTCCACTGGATCAAGTGCACGATAGCACTCAACAATAACATAGTGTCCAATCTCCACATCTGCTGTCCAGTCTAGGTCAAGGTACAATCTATCCTGCATACGATTGAACCTGTATATAATATGACCATTCAATATTAGATCCAGCAACGATAGGTGACTCATCACAGTGCTGTAATAGATAATACTGGTTGATGATAGATCGTACAAATCATTCAACCGCAATTGGTATTGTAAATCAAATAAACTCTTTGAACTACCGGACCCAGTGACGATTGGCAGTACTCGTGTAATACCATATACCATTGGTGATATTGGTATCCACTTGTTGGTAATATCGTCTTGGGTGACCATATGTTTCAGGTACAGTTTCTCAATACCTTCATAATGGTATAGACGGAAGTATTCCAGTGAGTCTGAGATACGGTCTTCAAGTTGCTCATCGTCGACGTTGATTTCTAGGACTGGGGCACCAAGTGCACGTAGACAGTATTGTTTCAGTCCTTCACGGGAAGTGATTGCCATATAATATCCTTATTATTTCGGACAGCAGTATGCCCGATCTGTACTAGACCATGGCAAGTAAATTTGATTGGAGGATTTTACGATCACTATTTTATCATTTTTATATAAGTGAGACTGAGGGTGGTGCCTTTTACAGCACCACCCAGCAGTAGTTATTTCATATATTTATACATCTTTTATAGTACTACCCAACGAGCACCGGAACTAACTGTTACCGCAACACCAGAAGCAACGGTCAATGGACCTGTACTCATAGCATTTGAAGTGCTTGGTATTACATATGATGCAGAGATAGTATCAGCATTCAAAATAATACCATTGGTTGCAGACACAACAGAGAATTCACCTGTACCACCGGCACCTGAAGGACCAGTTGCACCTGTTGCACCTGTTGGACCTGTAAGACCAGCAATACCTTGGATACCCTGTGCACCAGCAGCACCTGCAGCACCTGTTGGACCAGCAATACCTTGGATACCCTGTGCACCATCAGCACCTGTAGGACCAGTTGCACCTGCTGTACCATTAGCACCGTCAGTACCTGCAGCACCAGCAATACCTTGGATACCCTGTGCACCGGCAGCACCTGTAGGACCAGTGGAACCTGTTGCACCTTGTGGACCAACCAACTGAGCAATAACACCAGCAGGCAATGTACCAACATTTGACAAGTCGGCATTTGCTTTTCCAGAGACTGTAGTAACTAGAGCAGCAGCAGCAGATTCATCTGATTGTAGTGCAGTTGCGATTTCAGCAAGTGTATCCAAGGCAGCAGGAGCAGCACCAACTACAGCAGCAATTGCTGTTGATACATTGGCAGCAGTCTGGAACCCTGAATCATTCGAGAATGAACTTAGTGCAGTTGGTTTACCTGTCAACGATGCATATGTACCGGCAGTGGCAACAGCAGATAATGTTGCAACATCTGCAGGAGTAAATCCTAGAGCAGACGCAATATTACCACTTGTCACACTTGCGGCAGAACCAGCAGCACCAGTTGGACCTGTGGCACCAGTTGGACCTGCAACGGTTGAATCAGCACCTGTTGGACCAGCAATACCTTGGATACCCTGTGCACCAGCAGCACCTGTAGGACCTGTAGGACCAGCAACGCCAGCAGCACCGGCAACGCCATCAACACCTATTGTACCATTAGCACCTGCAGCACCAGTTGGACCAGTTGATCCAGTAATACCTTGGATACCCTGTGCACCAGCAGCACCTGTAGGACCTGTAGGACCAGCAACGCCAGCATCACCAGTTGCACCTTGGATGCCCTGTGAACCGGTTGGACCAGTTGGACCAGTTGCACCTGTTGGACCGGACATCGCAGCAGCAGTAATTGCAGCAGAGACAAACGGTTGTGTGGCAATTGCAACTTCTTCATTTGTTATACCAACTTTCCAGAGACCTGCGGTTTCATCCCAAACAATACGTTGGCGTGCTAGATCGCCACGGTCAATATCAAGACCAGAGTAACGAGCAGTGACACCAGATCCTTCCTGTCCCTTGTTTAGAGTAATTACATTGTCTTTGATTGATAGGTTAGTTGTATTTACTGTAGTTGTTGTACCTGCAACAGTCAATCCACCGGAGATAGTTAGGTTACCAGATACTGTACCATCACCGGCAATTGCCACGATTGGAGCAGTTAGAGTAACTTGTGCACCAGAAGTAACACGGGTAGTTGAACCTAGACCCTCAGACTGAATCAATACATCAGCATTTGTACCATTTGTTTTTACTGTTGTTGCAGTTGCGGAATCAAGTATCAACTGACCTGTACCTGTGGTAGCAATACGCATACCTTGGTTTAGATCGGCAGAGAATTGCATAGTGTTCGCAGCTGAAGATATTACTGCAACGCCATCAACATACAAAGTGTTTGCATCGATGTGCAATTCTTTGGTGAAAATAGACGCAAACTTATGGTTGATATCTCCAATCTTAGAAACACCTGGTACTGCTGGCATAATATCGCCATACACTGTCAAATCTTCAACTGTGAAGTCTGTGGTCGATGTGCCACTAGATTGAGCAGGAGTATATCCTAGAGCAGTTGCAATTGATCCACTTGTTACATTGGCATCAGAACCTGTTAGACCAGTGGCACCTGTAGGACCTGTAGGACCGGCAACTGTTGAAGCAGCACCTGTAGCACCAGCAGCACCAGTTGGACCTGTGGCACCTGTAGGACCAGTTGCACCTTGGATACCTTGTGAACCTGTGGCACCTGTTGGACCAGTTGTACCTTGATCACCTGTAGGACCAGTTGCACCTGCTGTACCTGTAGCACCAGCAGCACCAGTTGGACCTGCAACACCTTGAATACCCTGTGAACCTGTGGCACCTGTTGCACCGACCAACTGAGCAATAACACCGGCAGGCAATGTTGTTACATTTGATAAATCAATATTTGCCTTACCTGCAACAGTTGTGATCAATGCAGAAACACCGGACTCATCTGCTGCTAATTGGTCTGCAATTTCTTTCAGTGTATTCAATGCACCTGGAGCACCACCGATAAGCAAGGAGATTGCTGTTGATACATTTTCTGCTGTTTGGAAACCAGAGTCATTGGTGAATGAACTTACCAATGTAGGTTTACCTGTCAATGATGCATATGAGTGAACATGGGTTGTATCAGATTTACCTGCTAAACCAGAATTCACATCTGCTTCCAATGCAACTGCTGCATTGTTTACTGTTAGTTTACCACCAGATTCTTTCAAACTTACTGTGCTTACTATGCCCAATGCAATTTCTTCAGATACACTTAGTGCAACTGAATTCAAGAATTGCAATGAGAACAACACAACTGTTCCTGTCATTGCAGATGATAGATTGATTGTACAAGTGTTTGCATCAACAATGGTCATTCCAGCAAGTACTAGAACATGATTAGCATTGTATACAAAGTACGCAAAATTGTTTGTATTGAAATTATGTTCTACTGTCCAGGATGAACTTGCAACACCTTGGGAATGTAGATATGATGCTTGTTTGATACCGATTGGTTGCCAGGTGAACCACCCTGAACCATTTATCAATTCTGTATAGAGGTACGGAATTCCGTCCTTTATTGCTAGTGTGCGTGGTGAAGGATTCGATGGGAAGGACTCATAGTTCGATCCAAAACTTAGATCGCCCCTGAGACTTACATCTCCTAAAACTCTAATTTGTTCTGACATTGTTTATCCTATGTTTTGTTATAATTGATCGCCAATGGGCTTGGCACCAACAAATAAAACCTGCCCTATCAGGGCTTTGTTTATCAGCATCAATAAATGATACTGGTGAGTAATGAATTCAATTTTATCAGCATCAGTGAAGTCCTCGCTGTCCTTGAATTTCTGTATATTCGATTGTATTTTCTCAATCCAAGCACAAATGTATGTATTATAATTACTACTCATCTGAATTTCTCACTAATGATTCAGCACGTTCAAAGAACTGCTTCATATAAACTATATCACTGTTGTATTGGTTTTTTATAGCAATGTCAAAAAAGTCTGCTGACTCTGCATTTTCCTTGAGTATGTCAAGGCACACCTCAATCTGAGCGAGGGTTGCATCAAAAGTTGTCAGCGTTTCTAGCCATAGATTTGGCATTTGTTTCATATTACTCTCACTATCATTAGGTAAGGATAGGGTGGGATTTTATCCCCACCCTTCCCATTCAACTATACTAGATTATAGATTTGCCATTGTTACAACAGCAATCTTAACCTTTGCAGACTCAGACAAATGCACTGTCAATGTATTGCGATCTGTTTCTTCAACAGATACGATATCATTGCGGTACTTACCACCTGCACGTTCCACTAGAACTGTGAATGTGACAAAGTCAGCATCCAAGTTGTGTGCGAAAGTGTGGGTAGTTGCAGCAACGCCTGCCTGGAATGTTGCATTTGCAGCATTGATTGCTGTACGGATAGCAGCATCGCCTGAAACACGGGCAGCAGTTTCTGTATCAACACGACCACCAAGTGCAGCATCGGCAGCATTGACAGCAGAAGTCAATGCACTAACGCTATTTGCAACTGCAACTTCAGCAGCACGGGCAGTAGATGCCTCGGTTGCTAGGTTGGTTGTTAGCAATGACTCAGCAGCACGTGCTGTTGTTTCTTCGGCAGATACTAGACCAGCAGCATATGTCTTTGCAGTATTTTCAGCATTTGTAGACTTTGTTGTTGCGTCAGCAGATGCAGTTGCAAGAGCAGCAGTAACAGCAGCAGCACGGTCACTAACTTCAGTTGCTAGAGCAGCAGCAGTTGTATCACGCTGTGCATCGATTTCATTGATAGCAGCAACAATGGTTGTTTTGTCAACAGTGGTTAGACTTGCAAGTGTACCAATCTTACCATTTACTTGACCTTCAACTGTTGTTACACGTGTGTCAAGAGCACTGTCACCAGCAATACGGGCAGCAGTTTCTGTATCAACACGACCACCCAATGCGACTTCAGCAGCAACAGCACGGGTAACTTCACCACCTAGATCAGATGCGCCACCTGCAGATGATGCTAGACGGGCAATTTCTTCATTGTCTAAACGAATGCCTAGAGCAACTTCAGCAGCACGGGCAGTTGTTGCCTCGCTTGATAGGTTTGTTGTAAGAACACCTTCAGCAGCACGGGCAGTTGTGGCCTCGGACTGAACAGCAGCAGTAAGAACACCTTCAGCAGCAACAGCACGATCATGCTCTGTTGTTAGGTTAGCAGAAGCAGTATTTCCCAATGCTGTGATAGCACCGTTGATTGTACCATCTGCATCTTGGAATGCTGTTACGATTTCTGTCAAACTGTCAAGTGCAGCAGGATCGATGTTGCTTAGAACGTTATCAACACGGACACCTAGAGCAGACTCAGCAGCACGTGCTGTTGTTGCTTCAGCACTGATAAGACCAGTCAATACAGAGTCAGCAGCGATACGAGCAGCAGATTCTGTATCAATACGACCACCAAGTGTAGACTCAGCAGAACGAGCAGCAGCAGCTTCTGAACCTAAGTTTGCTGTCAATGTTGAAACAGCAGCAGAGCGAGCAGCCTCTTCAGCAGCAACACGGGTAGTTAGAACACCATCAGCAGCGATACGAGCAGCAGTTTCTGTATCAACACGACCACCTAGAGCAACTTCAGCAGCACGGGCAGTTGTTTCTTCGTCGGATAAGTCAGAAGCAATAGCTTGCTCAGCACCCTGTGCACGACTAATCTCATTATTGAGGCTTGATGTCAATGTAGAATCAGCAGCCTGACGAGCAGATGTTTCAGTTGTAACACGACCACCCAATGCAACTTCAGCAGCACGGGCAGTAGTTGCCTCGCTTGATAGGTTTGTGGTTAGTGTACTTTCTGCACCAGTTGCACGGGTAATCTCGGCATTTAGGTTAGAAGTAATTGTGTTGTCGTTTGTTGCACGTGTAGCAGCTTCTGTATCAACACGACCACCAAGTGCTGTATCAGCATTTGTACGATCTGATATTTCTGTTGTAATGCGTGTTCCAAGACCGGACTCAGCAGTACCTGCACGGGTTGTTTCAGCAGTTACACTAACACCAAGTGCTTCTTCAGCAGCAGTTGCACGTGTTACTTCATTGCTTAGACCGCCAACAGTTGTTGATGATGTGCTTTCGAGAGCAGTTGCACGTGATGCAAGAGCAGCCTCTGCAGCAACAGCACGGTTGAACTCAGTTGTAACACGACCACCCAATGCGACTTCAGCAGCACGTGCTGTAGTTGCTTCATCATCAACACGAACACCTAGAGCAACATCGGCAGCATCAGAAATTGACTTGTTGCTAGCGATTGTTGTTGCGGTTGTTGTGACGAAGTTAGCATCATCACCGATTGCAGCGGCTAATTCATTTAGTGTATCTAATAGACCAGGTGCGCCATCGATTAGTGAAGAGATCTGTGCATCTGTGTATGCATTTGCAGTTGATAGAGCAGAAGCAACATCAGCAGCAATGATGTGTGATACAACTACAACACCACCGGTAGAATTTAGAGTAGAATACTTTAGTTTTTTGTCTGTAGAATTGAACCAAATGCGTCCTGGACCTACTGGACTTGGATCTGTTGCAAGAATTTCTACGTGTAGATTTTCAATAGCTGCATTAGCAGCTAGTGTAATCCCGTGGAAAATTGGAAAATTAGAATCTGACATTTGTAATTCCTTATTATAGTTGTAAATTATTGCATCCTAGACAGCCATGACAAAATTTATAATATAATAACTGCTCAACCTACAGAATTTCAATATCTGGAGTACCCGAGACCTCAAAGATTACATCAACAAATCCCTTCATTGCAGTTGTGAGAACCACATTGAAAGTATTCTTGTTGACATTATGTATAAGTGCGTGAAACTGATTACCATTCTCGTCACGAAGTGTTGCGGTGAACCTATCTGTATTCTGATTGTGGGGTATTTCCCAGATCAGTGACAAATTCTTTATTGCATACCTCTTATATACCGGAGGTTGCGTCTGGGATATCAGTACCTTCGGACTTGTGGGTGCGATAGTTACTAATGATGCCCTGGCATTACTTACTCGTGCTTTCATAATATAGAATTCATAAAAGGATTAGTTAGACTATAGCAACTCGTGTGATTTCCGGTGTTAGTATAACTAGACCCTCAATTACTCTAACTTTTACATTATTTAGTGCATCCACGATTTCAACATCGTATAGGTAACGACCCGGAGGAATATCCGAAGAATCATGTCCATCCAGTACCAATGTAATTTCACCCAGCACTGGTGAACCAACAATAGAGCAATCAAACTCATAGTATAATGATGAGTTGAAACTTTTTCTGAACTGTGAATAGATATCAAACCCAGTCAGATCAATGACAGATCCATCATCATTCTGGAGTACAAGTTCAGTGTGAAAATCTGAACCCTGATCCACGTATAAGTTTATAATGCCAGCCACTATGATCCCCTTTAGTGTATATTTATAATAGTAAAACTCTCAGGGTTATTAGTACCTGTGCTTTGTATTTATTACCAGAACAATATTGCTAAAACTCCTGCGATAGTGCCAAGTGCCCAGAATACTAGATCCATACGACTACCGGTACCAAAGTCATACCATACTCTGTTCTGGTCATATCTCTGATAGATTTCTCTCATCAACCCTGTCATGGCACTAATGATAGCTGCCATCCAGAGTGATGTGATGAATGAGAATAGTATGACTAGAACTAGAGCAACAATGAAATGTGCCGGTTGGTCTATGAACTCTTTGTTAATGGTCATGCTTCTAGTGCTGCAATGCGTACTGCTTGTGCATCTACAATTGCTTTAAGTTCTTGGATGGCGGCGGTGAGAGTAGCAACCAAGAATGATGTGTCAACGCCTTGGTACTTAGGATTACCATCTTCATCTACAGCATCTTTTTCACCATTTACGCACTCAGGCACAATTTCAGCAAGCTCATGAGCAATAAAGCCTTGACCATCAGAACCGTCAACGTTCCATTTGTAAGTGACAGGTTTGAGTTGAGCTATTTTATCTAATGCACCCATCATTGGTGCGATGGTGTTCTTTAAGCGATAGTCAGAAGAAGTGTTGTAGCCAACAGTAGTCGTACTGTTTTGAGATATTGTTCCAATAGTTGTGCTGTTATACCCAAACTCAGAAAAATTGCTTCCTGAATTACCGTTTTCGTGATGCACCAGCAAAGAACCATTAGCGGCTCTAGCAATAATGGCGTTTGCAGTTGACGTAACAATAGTTGAACCAGTAGTTCCCACCAGCAAGTTACCGCTGGAGTCGAGCGTCATTGCTTGGGTGAATGTGATTGCGTTACCTGCTGTGCCAGAGGGGGCGTTGTACCAATAGTGAACCCCTGACTGCTGACTGTATCGGCTGGCAGCCACCGAGCTTCCAACGTAACGCCATGCCGCAGAACCGTAATAAGCGTTGGTAACAAGTTCAGTTTGATTACTAGCACCCATCAAGGCAGTGGGCTGACCAGATGCAATTTGAATTGCTTTATATCCAGCATCCCAAGCACTAGGAGTAACCCCCAAGCCGAGGTTGCCTGCGGAGTCTATCCTTGCTCTCTCACTGCCTCCAGTGTAGAAGGTCATTGGTAGGTAAGTGCCTGTACCGAGTATGCCAGAAATTAAATCAACTGATGTAGAATTTGCTCTTAACTGCCCATAAGATGAGTTAGTTGGGTCAGAAGCATTTGCTACTACAACACCAGCAAAGTTACTTGTTCCGTTAGGAATAAAAAATGGAGTTGTTGCTCCGTTTACTGTACTTGATTGAAAAGAAACCCTGTTTGCATGAGTCGCATTGCTGAAGTCACCAGTGATGCGGTTGCCTGTTCCAGTGAAGGTTAAGTTTGTTGCTATAGTCTCAGCAGGTGTAGTAACCCCACCAAGTCCGTCCAATAAAATTGACATATTTTGTTTTCCTTTTGTTTACAGTACTATTTATACTTTCGGTATCTGTATATTACTTTGGATACTTTGCTTTGATTGTCATACTACCAATGCTTTTAGTTCATCCAGCGTTGTAGCCGTATCTGCTAACTTAGTAACGTCACGGAGTCTTTGCTTTTCAGCGACGATGGCAGTGGTATCTGTACCTGATTCTAATGCACGTTGGAAAGCAACATCCTGAGCAAGCATTAGTGGAGCGCGTTCTTGGCGTAGGCGGTCTTTTGTGATGCTTTGTGCCTTGGTGAAATCAATTGTTATGCCCATGTCCATGCTCCTCTGAATGTGCGGTCTGTTGGTACTGTGTCGGTGTCTACAATCTCAAACGGAGTATTTGCCGGTACGTCTTTGGCAGCAAGTTCCTCGATAGTGTGATCTTGTAGGTATTCTGGTGTCGGAATTAGAACTGCTACTCCGCCATCAGGTGTCTTGTAGATTATTCTTTTCATTGGTTTGTCCTTTTAGCGGAATATCGATGCATAAAAATAAGCTGAATCAGTAGCAACAAAAGATGAATTGTATCCAATAAATCTAATCGCAGCGGAAGTAGGTGCTGACACAGAATTATATGTGGCAACAGTTGAGCTTAACGCAGAAACACTATAATTCGCATCAGGCATAGCAGTCGTGAAGTTAACCGTGTAATCACCAGTACCATTATCCGTAATGCTCGACACATTCCCGCTTGCACGAATAGCAACAGTACCAGTGCCGTTGAAGTTTACCCATGCGCGACATGAGTATGATGGAGCAGCACCAGTTGCTGTTGATAATGCACTAACGGCAACACCAGTACAATTTGCCAAGTTACCACTGGCAGGTGTGCCAAGAACAGCACCGGCACCCAATGTTGTTACACCAGTTACAGCCAAGTTATTACTCAATGTAGCATTATTCGATGTATCAACAGTGAGGAACTCATTACCATTCTGCTGGATACCTGAGTTTAATACTCCTGCTCTAA